GTTGCCCTTGATCTCCTACGACCGCGCGTTCGCGTGGACTTGGATGTTCTTGCAAAAGGCGCGCCGCTCGCAACTCGACGCCGACATTGCGTCGGGCATGGCAGACCTGCGCAACATCTGGCACAAGACCATCCTTACTCGCCTGTTCAAGTCCACTTACGACGCGGTAGGCAGTTCGGGTCGCAGTGTCCCGTTTGCCGATGGCGGCACAGCGGATTCGAGCTACATCCCGCCCTCGGTCCCCGACCGTTCAAGCGATTTTGCGTATACCCACAATCATTTTGTGGCGCTGGACGGGATCACGCAAGCCAACCTAGAAACGGCGCTAGAGAATTTGTGGGAGCATGGGCATGACGCGCCTTACGACCTGCTGATCCCCGCGCTCGACATCAGCTCGTGGACAAACACCACGAACGTGACCGGCTGGGTGCCCAAGGCGCAATCGTTGATCCGTTACGGCGTGACTCAGGACCTGGCGCAAGTGGCTGACACCTACATCGGCGCTATCGAAACCGATTATGGCCCAGTGCAGGTAAGAATGAATGCTCGTATTCCGACCGCATACTGGGCGGTGTACAAGAGCTACGGCAACAACGATCAGCGAAACCCGCTGAAAGTGCGCTACAACCCGCGCTATGGGATTGGAGCCATCCTCCTGGCAGGCGACCATATCCGCGAATACCCATTGGAGAACGCCATTTTGTGGAGCGAGTTTGGCGTGGGCGTCGGCGAGGATCGCACATCGGCGGTCGTGGTCGAAAACAGCGGGGATGGCACATACACCACGCCCACGATCAGCTAAAGCGAGGCGGGGCAACCCGCCTCCTAACAGGGAGGTAAGATGAAACGAATCAAGACTCTGTTGCTGGTCACGGCGCTGTTGGTTGTCACCTATCTGACTGTGGGCCTGGCCGCGAGCGCCGACGGGCCGTTCATGGAAGTACGCTTCCTGCGCGTACTGGTCAACGCCGTGGTGAACGGCGACCTGAGCGTGCTCGATGACCTGTCCGTGACCGACGCCATCACTGGGGCGAGTGTGGCTGCAACCGGGGCCGTAAGCGGCGCAAGCGGCACATTCACCACGGCAACCATCGGCAGCGCCACGATCACCACTTTGACCGCTACCAGCACCTACACTTACTACGAGACGGTAGATGTGGACGCGACTGGCACGATCACCGCTAACGCGCTCAACGTGACCGGCACGATAGCGGGCGCAGATGTGACCGCATCGGGTAGCATGACTGCGACGGGCGGGTTTGTCGGAGACCTAACCGGCAACGTGACCGGCGATGTAACCGGCGCGGTAGTCGGCAACGTCGTGGGCAACGTGACGGGCAACACCGGGACGTTTACCCAAACGGCCAGCATCGGCACGTTCTTACGGCTGCCGGCGCAGACGGCTATCACCGTGACCAACGGCGCGGCCTTTACGCCAACTGGGACGTATCAGCCGATCCAGGCGGCGGGCGATGTGACGCCGACGATTGGATCGGGCACAGCGGGCGACTTGGTGATCCTGCAAAACACTAGCGATACGACCATCACCTTTGAGACCGATAGCTCGCTGAGCCTGCCCGCCGCTTCTGTCGCGCTGGCACAGGACGATACCCTGATGTTGCTCTATGACGGTGACAAGTGGATCACGGTGAGCGCGGACTAGGGGAGCTAGGGCATGGCCTTTACCTACGATCTGACGACCAACATCGGCAAAGTGCGGCTGCTGATACCAGACAATGATGAAGACGCATATGATCTAGAGGATGACGAAATCACCTATTTTCTAGACCAGTGCGGGGCATCGGTTGCTGCTGCGGCGGTCCGCGCTTGCAAGTGGCTGGCGCGCAAGTACAGCAAAAAGGCCACGTTCAGCGCCGACGGGCTGAGCGTGCAACTTGGCGAACGAGCGCAAATGTTTGCAGCGCGAGCCAAAGAGCTAGAGGCCGAGTTGCTAGGCGGCATCGCATCGGTAGAGTTAGACCGTCAAGACGCCTATCACGATGAGGCTACGCAGACGGATTACGAAAGCCGCATAGTCTATATCAAGGTGTAACGACATGGCGCTGATTGACGCAAACGATCTGGCGATGATACGGGCCACACAGGTGGATAGCTTACATGATACCTGCGTGCTGATGCCTCGCGTCACGGATACGGCCACCGACGGGCAGGTGACAGAAACCTGGGTCAGTGGCGCGACAGTGGCTTGCGGCTTTCAACCCACGGCGGGCAGAGAACAGCGACGCGCCGACATGACCATCCTGGCCTACGACGCCAAGTTACGGCTGCCGCTTGGGACGGTTATCACCTACCTCGACAAGGTGCGAATCATCAAGCGATATGGATCGGCGTTAACTACGCCATTGACCTTCCAGGTTGAGGGCGACCCGCAACAAGGCGCGAGTGGGCTTGTGCTGTTACTCAAGCGGGTGACGACATGAGCGACAAGGTGACATTCGAGCTAGACGTAAAAAAGATGGTTGCGGCGCTGGAACGGATGAACGGATGCGCCGGCGAGGCGTTAAAATCCGGCGCGCTCGCGGGGGGCATGGCGATTCAGGCGGGCATGAAGCGACGCATCACGCAAGGCGGCAAGAGCGGGCGCCTGTACAAACGCGGCAAGGGGGGCTGGCATCAGGCGTCAGCCCCGGGTGAAGCGCCGGCATCGGACACTGGCGCGCTGGCCAATAGCATCGAGACGCGCATCAGTAAGTCCTCGCCCGACTATGCCGAGTCCGAGACGGGGCCGACGGTGGAATACGGCGGCATGTTGGAATATGGCACAAGCAGAGTAAAAGCGCGCCCCTATGCGCGGCCCACGCTCGACGAGGATGCTGACCTCATCCAAGACGCCATGCGCAGGGCGCTAGAGCACGCGCTGAAGCGAGCTATGTCATGAGCCTGAACACCGATTTGGTCTGGTTCTTTAACACCTCGGCCTATGCTGTGGCCGCGCTAGGCGGAAGAATCTACCCAATGGGGAACTTGCCGCAAGCGGGGACGTTGCCAGCCATGACGTATTTGCGGGTATCGAACCCGCCGGAATACAGCCATAGCGGGCGGGCAACGCTGATACATCCGCGTTATCAGCTTGATCTGTGGGCCGAGACCTCGGCGGCGGTGGAGGCGCTAAACGCGGCGGTATTGGCGGCGTTGGCGCACTGGCAAGACGTATTTGGCCAGCCCGCAATCATCGAAGAGGCGGGTGCCGATAGTTATGAACCAGAAACGAAGCTCTATCGCAGCCGGATTGACGTGACGTTGTGGTACGTGGAGGCGTAAATGGAGATTTACCATGTGAGTAAGTGGCATGGCCAGGACAACTACGAATGTTTGTTCTGCCCCTATGCCACGCTGAACGAGGGGGCGATCTGGCAGCACTGGCGACAGCGCCATGCGCCGCCGGCCCAGCCTCCAAGTCCGATCCTGATTGCGGACGCCAGCGGGCGCGAGGTGCGCTCGGCTGTGGAATCTGGTGAGTATGCAGAAGACGACATGGAGGTATCCGATGAACCTGAAACGCAAGATGTTCCTGAGCGGGCTGACCGTAGTGGTGGTCGCGCTGTTCGTCGTGGCCATCGCGCTGGCGACGCCGTTTAAGCTCCAAAAGGCTAACGCGGCGGCCATCGTCAAGACGGCACAGACCGTGAGCACGACAATTATCACGCCGACGATGAACACCATCACTTCGACCGATGGCATTGCGATCAGCAACAATGGCGACATGGTGTTGTGGATCACCAACAATGCGCTGACGACGGTGAATGTTACGATCACTGTGCCCTACGAGCCGATCCCAGGCCTTGACCTAGTGAGCGACCTAAGCGCATCTATCGGCGCGGGCGAAAGCCGCGCTTGGGGGCCGTTCGATCCTACGTATTTCAATGCAGCATCGGGGACGAATAAGGGCCAGATGATTATTAAAGCGAGCGACACGGCGTCTGTAACCGTGGCTGCTCTGACCTGGTAGGAGGATTCCCAATGGCTACTTCTGCACATAGCGCGTTTGGCACCTATCTCAAAATGGGCGATGGCGGGGACCCTGAAACATTCACCACCATTGCCGAAGTTAAGGACATTAGCGGGCCGTCGCTGACGACGGAGACCGAAGATGTGACCAGTCATGACAGCCCGTCGGGCCATATCGAGCGCATTGCGACATTAATTGACACTGGCGAAATCAGCTTTGACATCAACCTGATCCCCGCTGGCGCAACGCATAACGAAACTACTGGCCTGGCGGCGGCGGCGCGAGACAAGCTCGCGCACAACTTTAAGGTGGTTTTCCCCACGGGCAGCAAGATGATCTCCGGCCCGGCCATCGTGACTGGGATCGAGTACGGAGCGGAAGTGGCGGGCGTGCTGGGAGCTAGCGTGACCCTGACGCCGTGCGGTCTGTGGACAGTTGGCGCAGCTTCGTAACATCGGGGGCGGGCGACCGCCCCCCCGACATGACAGAGGAGACCAGGAGAGACCATGACGGACAAGATCGTGCTTCTAACCCGCGAGCAGATATTGGGCGCACAAGACATTGCGAGCGAGATCGTTCAGGTGCCCGAGTGGGGCGGCGCGGTGCGCGTGCGCGCCATGACCGGCAAACAGCGCGACACTTTTGAAGAATCGCTTCAAGTGCGTGACAAAGGCGGCAAAGTGCGAACCAGTATCGTGCAATTCCGCGCCAAGTTGGTGGCCTGGACGGTGGTAGACGAAAATGGCCAGCGACTGTTCAGTGTGGCCGACGTGCAAGCACTGGGCGAAAAGAGCGCCGCTGCGTTAACGCGGGTGGCCGAGGTTGCCTCACGGCTGTCGAGCATCACTGCTGATGATGCCGAGGAGATGATAAAAAACTCCGAGAGCGACCAGGACGCAAGTTCTGGTTCGATCTAGCCTATCGGTTGGGCGCGTCAGTTGAAGACATACAGCAGCGAATCAGTAGCCGCGAATATGCTGAATGGCAAGCTTACGCCGCGATTGTAGGGCCGCTCGGCCCAGAGCGCGAAGAGCAGCAATTAGACCGGCTAGAGCATTACCTGGCGCAAATTGCATGGATGTTGGCCGAGGTTAACCGCGACCGCAAAAAGCGCGCGCAAGCATACAAGCTCGACGACTTTATCCTCTACAAACGCGTTGGCGCAAATGAGGTAGGGGATGAAGCGGATGAGAATGACGAAGCGGCGCGGGCGGCGGCGCTTGAACGCAAGATATTGGCCGCATTCGGAAGCTGGATCAAGGCGGATTAGAGATGGCGACTGCGTTGAGCATGGCGGCTAAACTGGGCATAGACAAAAGCGGATATAGCCAGGGCGTGAGAGAGGCGGCCAAAGAGGCTGCTGATCTAGCCAACACGGTTGAGAAATCGGCCAAAGGTGCAAGCTCTGGCTTTTCCGGCCTGGGCACTTCGATCAGGTCGGGCATCGGCAAGACCTTTGAATGGCTCAAAGATCAGGCCCAAGACGCGGGCAAGGTCATGCTCGGCGTGTTCGGCGGCAACCTGCTCACCAACGCAGCGATGGGGATTGCCAATACTATTCGATCTGTCCCCACGGCGCTGATGGATATGGCCAAAAGCGCGTTGCCCATCGCCGGCGTGGGAGACGCCTTTCAGGGGATCACCGGCGATGCTCAGGCCATGCTCAAAACGTTGCGCGAGGGCAGCTTGGGCATGGTCAAAGACGCCGACCTAATGAAAAGCTACAACAGCGCGGCGCAACTCGTGGGCCAAGAGTTCGCCGACCGCTTGCCCTCGGCGATGCAGTACCTCTCCAAAGTATCGGCGGCCACCGGCCAGGACATGGGCTTTATGATTGATAGCCTGGTCAAAGGCGTGGGTCGCCTCAGCCCAATGATTCTCGATAATCTCGGCATTCAGGTCAACCTCACAGAAGCCAACGAGGCTTACGCTCAAAGCGTCGGCAAGAGCGCCTCGGAATTGACCAAGACCGAGCAGCAGACCGCCATGATGAACATGGTGTTGGAGAAGCTCAAGACCAACACTGCTTCCATGCCGGAAGTGGCGGGCACAGCGGCGGCCAGTTGGGGGGCGCTACAAACCACCTTTGGCAACCTGAAAGATTCCATTGGCATGAGCCTGGCTCCGGCGTTGGGGGTTGTCGCCAAGTCGCTGACCGAGGCGTTCAACCGGCCCGAGACGCAAGAGGCAATTGCCAATTTGGCCAAGGGGCTGGGGGAGTTCGCCAAAGAGGCCGCCAATATCGCAGCGCTATTCCTCAAGGGCGACATCGAGGCGGGGCTGGCCAGGATCACCAACCCCGAGACCGCGCGCGGCTTGATGGAAATTGCCAAAGCGTTCAACGCGATTCATGAGGGCGTGGCCAAGATGAAGGGCGACGCCAGCATGGGAGAGATTTTCACCAACATGGGCGGTGCGGCCACTGCGCCGCAGCGGATGGTGGAAGGCATCGGCAGCGTATCGTCGGGCCTCGAAAACCTCAAGACGATCATGGCAGGTGTCAAGTCCGGCTC